AAGAGCCTCTCCGGAAACATCCAGATCCTATTAAAGAAGGTCGAAGATTACGGAGGCCAGTTCATCGACGTTAAAAACGCAAAAATCACTATTTAATTTGTGGATAACAAAATAATATATTACCTTAGCCAAACATGAAAATCGAATTCAACACACTCATTCACGAGTACAACCAGGAGAGGGGAAAGACCAAAGGTCTCTCCCCCAACTCCGAATGCCTGACGAAAGCAGATCTCGCAAGGGAAATGGTCGACCAGGGAATCCTCAAATCGTTTAAATCGGCGCTGAACATGATCCATTACCATCAGAACGGCGTCGCCAAAAGCGCGGACTATCAGATGCTGCAGTATTTAATGCAGAAATTTAACAAACCAATTGAAAAAATCCTAACCACATGAACATCTGGACAGACGCATTCAAGATGCAAGCAGGGGAAACAAAAATGGTATTCCCAACTAACAATAGCGTCGAACGCCTAACCCGCGTTCCAGGTGGATGGATTTATACCTACGGCGACATGTACGGAGTCACAACGACCCTTATCCCCCTGCCAAATTTCCGTGACGAAACATTTAAACCACTTTAATAACAAAATCATGACAAAAGAAAACACAAGCCTAACAAAACCCGCCGCCTCTTCCCTGCCGAAGCTGAGCGACATCTACGAAGCCAGCAAAAACCTGGCTTTATCAAAGGACAATGACCTGGTCGTTTTACTGAACCAGGATCCCCCGAAGGAATGGCTGAAGGACCACCCGACAGCCGCGAAAGTGAAATACATCCCGATCGCGATCGTCGAATGGCTCCTGACTTACATTTTTACATTTTGGAGAGTGGAGATCCTCGAGGCGAAACTTGTGGCCAACTCCATCCAGGTGACGGTCCGACTTTTTTATCGGGACCCGGTCTCCGGAGAAGAGAAGCACACCGACGGAATAGGAGCAGCTCCCCTGCAGACGAATGCAGGATCCGCAGCCTCGGACTTTGATAAGATAAAGAGCTCAGCGGTGATGATTGCAGCGCCGATGGCAAAGAGTTATGCGATTAAGGATGCAGCGGAAACGCTCGGAAAGCTCTTCGGGAAAAACCTGAACCGAAAAGAGGACATCGACTATACCCATCTCCAGGGTCGATTTGAAAAAAACGACGAATTGACCGTAATCAAAAAAAACATTAAGGACACGCTGGACGTGTACCAGGGAACGGACCTGGAAGAGATCCGGGAGGAATGCCAGGCAGCCACAACCCTCGGCCTTTTTGACCTGGACTTCGCGATGAAAATAGCTGGCAAATTGGGAATCATTTAGTTATGATCACACATAACATGGCTCAAGGGAGCCAGGAATGGTTCGCAGTTCGCCTCGGCAAATTTACCGCCTCACATTTTGCAGATCTCATGTCAGGGAAAACGACCAAGGGATACGAAAAGGCAATCTACCGGGTCGTTTATGAGCGCTTGACAGGAGAGATGCCTGATGACTTTAAAAGCGGATACATGGACCGAGGGAACGAACTCGAAGCAGCCGGTCTGGAGCTTTATTCAGATCTGAAATTTTACAACGTCCAGAGAGTCGGCTTTGTGGAGCGCGACGAATGGACCGGGTGCTCCCCGGATGGCCTGATAGGAACCGACGGAATGATACAGGTAAAAGCGCCCGCATACAACACCATGATAAACTACCTGGTGAAAAGGGAGATCCCCACGGAATACCGATGGCAGATGCAAGGCGAAATGATGATCACCGGCAGAAAGTGGTCAGATTTTATGGCCTATCACCCGAAGCTCAGGCCTGTTATCACCCGCCTATTTGCCAGCCCGGCAGACCATGCGATCCTGGAGAAAGAGATCCAGGTGGGAATTCAGATAGCGAAAAACATGTTAATAAAACTGAAAATATGAGAGCAACTACAGACCAGGACGGAGCCTTAATGCTTTATTTCCCGGCATCAGAAGCGAAGGAAATATTATCAGCAATCAGGAATCCATCGATAACAATAACTGCACCACCAAGGGCCGTGGAACCCATACCGATAATTACCAGGCCGACAAAGCAACTCCGTAAAAAAACGATCGAAGCGCTAAAAGAAATCCGAAACATTGCCGGACTGCAGCGGATCAGCACCAAGGATCCGGACTACGTTCAAATATTAAAAGAGAAAAAAATCCGTGTCGGAAATTTTACTCAGACATTACTCGTCCTGGAAGCCAGGCATACAGTCGAGATCTTTATGAACAAAGCCGGGACCCAGGTCGCGAGCTTTACATTTAAACCAAGTTTCAAAATTTAAAACACAAACCACATGAACAACATTAGTTTAAAATTGAACCTGGCTCTACTCAGAGCCGTCCGTCGTACCGAGAAAGGCACAAGCGGACCTGTTGAATGTTTGATCATCCCGATCAAAGCGAACGCTTTATTTGAGGGCAAAGATGGCGCCCTTTACCTGGACCTGATCGCCTTCGAACTGAAGGAGAAAAAAGAGGGTCGCAGCGACACCCACCTGATCAAGCAGTCGTTCCCCACGGACGTCTATAAAGCGATGACCGACGAACAGAAGAAAGCGACTCCGATCCTTGGCAACCTGACCGTCTGGCAGGAAGATGAAAATCCCCTAATGCAGAAGGACAGTAAAGCAGCGCCGGTAATTAAACCGCAGGACGATCTGCCATTTTAGACCCACGGCGATGGACGACAATTCAAGAATGCCATACGGCAAACACAAAGGAGAAACCATGGGGAGTATTCCTCCCCAGGACCTCCTCTGGCTTTACGAAAACAACAGATGCAACCAGGAGGTAAAGCAATATATTGAAGACAACCTGGAAACCATAAAACTCCAAATCAAGCAAAACCAGAAAAGATGAGTGTAGTTTATAAAATAGCCTCCATTTCTCAGCCAATGCGGTTTTATATTGGAAGTTCAATCGATTATCAAAAGAGGAAAAGAGAACACCTCCGGGCTCTTAAAAAAGGAACCCATCATTCTGTTTTTTTACAAAACCACGTCAATAAATACGGAATTTTAGATTTGAAAATGGACCCGATAGAATACGTAGAGGGAGAAAATAACTTGATTGAGCGAGAGCAGTTTTATATTGATTCCCTCAACCCTTGTTTTAATATTTGCAGAATAGCGGGAAGAACAACCGGAATAAGACCAACAGCAGAAACCCTCGCCCATCTCAGTGAAGTGAGAAAGGGAAGAATTCCATGGAATAAAGGCAAAAAAGATACCCTTAAACACTCGCCAGCCTTCCGTGAAATGATGAGAAAAAAAATGAAAGGTAGGACCAGCCCGATGAAAGGAAGACACCAATCCGAATCCTCTAAAAAAAAGCAGAGAATTCCAATTTTACAATTTGATAGAAATGATCAATTTATCAGAGAATGGAAGGGACAGAACTTTGCAGCAAAAGAACTTGGAATTCCAAATATGAATGCAGTACTTCAAGGGAAAAGAAAAACAGCAGGTAACTTTAAATGGAAATATAAATAAATAAAAAATGGTAATATCATATATTTGTCACCCAATTTCAGGAGATATCCCTGGAAACATTGAGAAACTTATAAAAATAGCCAGAAAGATAAACCTAGAGGAACAGGAGGTGATAGCGTTTGTGCCTTATTTTATGGACTTGCATTGTCTCGATGACCAGATCCCGGAAGAGCGAGCCAGGGGAATCAAAAATGACACGGAACTGATAAGAAGACAATTCGTAGATGAGGTTCGGCTTTATGGACCAGGGATATCATCCGGCATGTGGCATGAAATACGCCTGGCCAGGGAACTCGGAATCAGAATCCGTCCGATGAGCAAAGGAACCACAAAAGATTTTATCAACGGAGATAGCGTTTAATCAAAAAATTGGTTTATGTTTGACCTTTAAAGTTGCGCAGCCATGAAAAGAAAACTAATTTTTTCCATTATACCACCACCTCCCCCAGGGAACTCGACGCCAGGTCAGCGCAACTCACCTACGTCGAGCGACCTCCGGGAGGTTTTTAATACCCACAAATCATGGAAAGTTTAAGAGAAAAAATCGTGAGGCTATCCAGAGAGCTCGCCGACACTACAGACGAACAAAGAATTAAAAGCCTAAGAAAACAAATCGCTGCATTAAAAGAAAGGATGACTCCAACGGAGCCAACAAAGCTAGGTGGTTTTTTTAAAAAGGAAAGTTGATGGCTTACAGATACACGAATACCGATAAGTGGAACGACGCCTGGTATTTGGATTTGAAGCCAATGGAGAAGCTTTTATTTAACTACCTGTGCGACAATTGCGACATTGCCGGATTCATAGAAGTAAGCACCAAAAAGTGGGCCTCGGATATAGGAACCGATAAGCGAACTATTGAAGGGGCTTTGAAGGGGCTTCAAAGGGGCTTAATCTTCTCAAAATGGACCGATTGTATTTACTTGAAACATTTTTTAAGACACCAGAAAAACCTCCCATTAAATCCTGAAAAAAATCCAGCACACCGAGGCATCATAAAAAGGTTTGAACTTTACCAGTTAAAATTTGATATTGGAAATATTGACCAATTTATAACAGAAGCGGAAACTGGCATCCCAAGCGATAGCGAAGGGGCTTCAAAGCCCCTTGGTAGGGGCTTAGGTAATGGTAATGGTAAAGGTATTGGTATTGGTATTGGTAAAAAGGAGGAAAAAGAGTCTGAGAAAAGGGAGGAAGAATTCGAAATTTTTAGAAAGGCATATCCCGGCACAAAAAGAGGACACGATACCGAGCTGGCCCATTTTCAAAAAAATCACAAGGACTGGAAAGAAATAATTCCGATCTTGATGGACCGACTAAACAGCCAGATAGATCAACGAGCAGAAAAAGAGAAAGCCAGGAATTTTATACCACAATGGAAGAATTTAAAAACCTACCTATACCAGCGATCATGGGAGGAAGAATTCCACCTGGACAAATACGTACCGAAAATAGGATTCAATTCAGAACCAGAGGTAGCCAACCCATATTATAAACCGAAAAAAGATGGAAATTAAAGATGACATTTACAGAACCTACGCGACGACGCGCATCACAGATGTACCTGTGGAAAACGTCAAATATTTAGTAAATATGTTTTTGATGGACGCAGCCAAGGACATGGGAAGCGAACTGAAGAAGGAAACCCTCGATCGAGTTATCGAGCTCATCCGGAATGATTTTCATTTTCTGCCGGTTTGCTTTGTGGCATCCGCGATCACGAAAGGATCCGTAGGCGACTACGGCGCCGGCCGGTTAATCCCCAGGACGGTATACGGATGGCTCAGGGAGATGGCCCTGGAGTATAACCGACAGGAGAAGCATGAGGAAATTGTGGCACGAATGAAGACCGATGGCGCACCGATGGACCTACACCGATATCCGATGGGCAAAGCGCTAAACCAAAAAATAGACTGGCTCCTCTCCGGCGCAATAACCAGTGAGGAGTGGGACCGCATCGAGCTAAAGCAAGTAGCGGAGCGGATCCATGCCGGACTCGATGTTATTCCCGAATATTTTCTAAACCCCCAAATAGATTAATTATGAACAACGAAAACTACAGACCAGCAAAAATCGAATTCAACGTCGTCGAAGACGGATCCAACATCCCGCCAACATTCGGGAATTTTGCAACCACAGAAGAGGCCGGTAAATTCATGGCCGGAAACATGACATGCATCAATAAGCAAATGAGAGTCGCCAGGTGGATGGACGAACTGGAAAAAAATAATCTGCGCCGCGATTATTCCGAACTCCTGGAAAACCTCCTTCCGGTTTTTGAAAAGGAACTAAGCCAGGCAGAAAACGCATTATCCGAAGCCAAGAAAAAACAGAAGTCTGCAGAAGACGCCTATACCTCAGCCGTAGACCGGGCAAAAAATATGGCCGCAGAAGTGAAGCGCGGACTTAAGCCAATTGACCTGGAAGCGAAGCACACATTCCAGGTACCATACAAGGGACGGTATTATTATTTCACCTGGATTGATAAACAGATGAACCTCTGCCACGTAGCCGACATCCCGGAATACGAAAAGAGCGACCTGTTTAATCAGATGGCAGGGAATGAACAGTTTATTGACGGCATTACAGCTGAAATAGTGATGACAAACCCAGCTGAAAAAGGCCCTGTCTACCGGGAATACAAAGAAAGCCCATCCGGATCCAGCGTGACAGAAACCGAAGTGAAAAAAGAACGAAAAGGGAAGAAATAATGAGTACATCACTTGGAATCACAATCTTTATTGCAGCCCTGGCGACCGGCGCCTGGCTATTGAAAAAAGCGGGCCAGCGAGATATCCGGAACGAACGAAACTACCTGGCCCGGTATGAAATAGTTAAAGAGATCATCCAGACACATGAGGTCTGCGAGCAGAACTTTAATTTTATTTTGCACATGCTCGATGGCCTGCGCGCAATGAAGTGGAAGGACCACCGGCGCACAAACGAGCTCAAAAATTTATTTCACGATAAGTATCACGAATACCTTGAAAAAGAGGATGCTCAGACGCTTAAATAAATAAACTTAACTTTGCAAAAATCAAGAGACATGAAAAAAATTAAACTATTTGTAATTTTCACATTACTCGCGATCCGTGCATTTGCACCGAAACCCCCGCCAGAATTCACGATGGTACGACCAGAGGCTATCAGCCCATATGAGAAAATATGGCTCGCCGTATGCAAAACGGAGTCTGACAATAATCCACTGGCCGTCAATATGAATGATCCCAATGGAGGATCATTCGGTATAGCCCAAATAGGTAGGCTTAAGCTGAGTGAATATAACACGGCAAATAAGGCAAATTATAAATTGACAGATTGCTTCGGTGTCGAGTTAAGTAAAAAGATATTTTACTGGCATTGCATGAGATATCCTGACATAGAAACGGCAGTAAAGGCCTGGAATGGATCAGGATCAGCGGTAGTCGTATATTGGAACAAAATACTGGCAACATGTGTCCTATTTTAAAAGAAAATAGAAACAGGTACCCGGCAAACTGGAGCACAGAAATCGTCCCCAGGATCCGGGAGCGTTCCGGAGGACAATGCGAGAAATGTGGCGCCATAAACCACAGCTGGGTAAACCGCCGGACCAGGGAACTCTGCCTGAGCGATGAAGACGAAGCGATCCGAGTCGTCCTGACGGTCGCACACCTGGACCATCAACCAGAAAACTGCAGCGACGAATTCCAAAAGGAACTCCAGGAAACCCGCGCACCATCAGAAGAAATGATGGCATTCCCCTCACGCCTGATACTTTGAGCCATGGCAACAGATAAAGAGTTACTCGAAGCGTTCAAAAGCCAGTTTAATACAGGCTTTATGTTTTCTGAAAGACAGGTCCTGATCCTGATGGGATATGCCAGGGGAGAGGAACGATCCAAGCCTAAGCCTGAGAAGGAACCGATAGAGGAAACAGAACATGATAAACGCATGATGGAAATGTGATAATGAACTTCCAGACCCCGCCTCACATCGCAAAATACATGGCCAGCATGATACCCATCAACAGCCGGACCTTCCTGGAACCATCCCCAGGAGCAGGAAATCTGGTGACAGCGATCCGACAGAGAGCCGAACAATTCGCAGGAGCAATGATCCAGATCTCAGCCCCGACGAATTTCTTCTATCACCCGATAGGACATTACGACTGCATCGTTATGAATCCCCCATTTTCGGATAAAGACGGATTCGGGATCCCGCCGGAACTGGAGCTCAAAGGCATGAAACTCGGTTACTATTTTTTGAATGAATGCCTCAAAAGAAGCGACCACGTCATCGCTTTAATGCCGGTTTTTGTAATTACAGACTCCGACGTCCGAAATAGACAATTTTATAAGTTCGGCCTCAAGTCGATCACCCTTCTCCCCAGGAAGACATTCGAATACTCCCGGATCCAGACTTGCATCCTGGAATTTGAGAAGGGATGGAACGGACTGGCCTTTTTTAAGTTTTACGAAGAATACTATCCATGAAAATCACAGACATTCACCTCAACCCGGCAAACCCCAGGATAATCAAGGATGACAAATTCTCCCGCCTGGTGGAAAGCATCCGGACATTCCCAAAGATGATGAAGCTCCGACAGATTATAGCCAACCGCGAAGGAATGATCCTGGGAGGAAACATGAGATATTCAGCGCTTTTATTTCTGAAGTATACCGAAATCCCGGACGAATGGGTCAAAATTGCGGACGAACTAACCCCGGAAGAGGAGCGAATCTTCGTTATTGAAGATAATATTAGCATGGGAGAGTGGGACTGGGTCGAAGTGCTAAAGGATTACACAGCCGACGAACTCGAAGCCTGGGGACTTGACATCCCGGACCTGGAACCCAAAGAAATAAAGCAGATCCGGGAAGACGAATACACAGCTCCGGAAGGAATAAAAACCGACATCAAAGCAGGAGACATCTTCCAGGTGGGCCGACACAGATTAATGTGCGGCGACTCCACGATCGAGGAAGACGTCGCAGCTTTGATGAACGGAGAGAAAGCAGACCTGGTCTTCACGGACCCGCCATACGGCATCAGCTATATGGGCCACATGGACCGGCGCAAATGGGAAATGATAAAAAACGACAATCTGCGCGGCGACGGCCTGGTCCAGTTTCTATTCCTGGCCTTTGAGAACGCAATGAAGTACACGAAGGAAAACATCGCGCTTTATTGTTGGTACGCCAGCAAGATCCACATACAATTCGAGGTCGCCCTTGTTTCCGCGGGATGGGAAGTGAAGCAGCAGCTGATCTGGAACAAAGGAATGACCCTGGGATTTGCAGATTACCATTGGAGCCACGAACCCCTGCTTTATTGCAAAAAGAAGGACCAGACAACCGAATGGTATGGGGACCGGACCGCAAAAACAATTCTCCGGCAGCGAAGGACAGAACTGACCCTCCTGAAAAAATCCGAGCTGGTCCAGATTATCCGCAACCTTCTGGACGACTCCACAACCTGGGAAATCGACCGGGAAAAGGTTCTGAATTACATGCACCCAACTCAGAAGCCAGTAACCCTGGCCGGAAGAGCAATGATCAACAGCTGCCCGGAATCAGGCATCGTCCTGGATTTATTCGGAGGCTCCGGATCCACGATGGTCGCCGGAGAGCAGGCCGACCGACCAGTATACATGATGGAGATCGACCCGGTCTATTGCCACATAATCCTGGACCGGATGCACAAGTTTAACCCGGAGATCCGCATCGAGAAAAACGGAACCCATTATATCCCGGAAAACGTCGAAGCCAAAAGCAGGAAAGCCAAAAAGAAAACCCCATGAAAACAGTCAAAAAGCAAGGCTGTTGTGGCTCGTTTTGTTTCAAGTACTGGCTCGGTTCAGGATGTCCTGACGATTGCAACGTGGATAGAAAACAGGCAAAATCTATATCTATTGAAATAATGTGTATAGAAAACAATTAATAATGAGTGAAGACCAGCCCAAAAAGCAAACAAAGCAGCAGATGCTAAAAGAATTCCGGGACCAGGAACGCGCAAAGCTGCAGCAGGATCCAGACTCCCTGGCCGTCGACTTTGATATCCCCGTCTTTGATGAACAGGAACAATATGGCGACGACGGCATATTCATAACAGCCCGGAAACAGAAAATGGACCTCCGACTCCGGATGCGATCCGGCATGAAGACAGAAAGAGCCGAAGACGTCATAACAGAAATACCCCTGCCAGGAGAATCGATACATTACATCACCAACGGCAAATTTGACTATTGGACATTTATCCCGATCCTGATACGCCTGATGGACGGCAGCACAGAAACCTACATGAGCACCTGGACCATGAACCGAAGCAACGCAATGGAACTGATGGACCTATACGATGCCGGGAAAATCCAGAACCTAACATTCATCACCGGAGATTATTTCAAGAAGCGCGAAGCCGTGACATACGCACTCCTGATCACGGAGCTGATCAAGCGAGGCCAGAAGTTTAAGGCCTTTATGAACCACGCGAAAGTGACATGCCTCAGCAATGGGCATGATTTTTTAGTTATGGAAGGATCCGCTAACTTTACGAGCAATCCCAGGATCGAGCAGACGACAATAACCAACAGCCGGGAACTGTTCGAATTTCATGCGGGATGGATCCGGGACGCATTTAAGAAAGCAAACAAATAAATAGACAGATATGAATATACGAATCACTTGTTTTAATAAAAAACCGCATTTGATCGCAGGTTTTGATTACAGCTCAACACAAGTACCTTCGATCGGAGATATCGTAAATATTAAAAACTCAGGAATATCGCAGTTAGCAAAGAATTTAAAGTACAGAGATATGATAAAAGACTGGCATGGAATCGATGTTAAAATTGTTGATAGAAAATTAGAGTTTAGGAAAGGAGAAGAGCATTGGTACTTAAATGCAATTGTAGCTGATACTTTTTTTAAATAACTCAAACGATTTATTTTGCGTTATCTTTCGCTAATTAAGTAAAATTCCGACCCTCATTCCGACCCTGGGTCGGAATTATAACTTATTGATACCCCGCGTTTTTTGTATATATTCCGACCCTTCCGACCATGACTCCGACCCCGGTATGGTCGGAAAATAAAAAGATAGCGTACCTTTGCAACTCCAGGTAGCCAAATAAAACACAAATAAATGAATGAATTAGAACCAGGTGACCAGGAAGAAAAACCATCACCACAACCCCAGGAAAACATTCCTGTAGATCCAAATATTCGGATCAGCCAGAAGCCAACTAAAAAAGAAAAAATTCAGCGAATTATAAAAGTCGCCGAACTATTAATGCAAGGATTAACCGGCCCCCAAATTCTTCAGTACACCTCGGAGAAATTGAAGTGGGGAATTTCTGACCGGACCCTGGACAACTATCTAGTCGAGGCTTACAAACTTTTTGAGAAGGATGCCCTGGCCCATCACAGCGAAGAATTCGGAAAAGCCCTCCGGCGCCTTAACTTTCTCTTTGCCAATTGTTTAAAAATCCAGGACTATAAAGCAGCCCTGGCAATGCAGAGAGAGATCAACGAAATGATGGGATTTCGTAACAAATTTACTATCCAGGCAGAAGTGGAAAACAAAGAAACAATTTTCATGGTTGACTCCAGCGAAACAGCAAACGAATTTAAGAGAATGAAGGATGAGCTTAGTAAAATTGACAAGCGTCTTCCGACAGACGGCGAAGGCACTAACTGATGCGATACTCGGAATTGGCCCTCGATTGATTGTGGAGCAGGGAGGCCAGGGATCCTCCAAGACATACAGCATCCTCCAGGCAATCTACGAAGCGCTAAAAGAAGGTCCAGCCATGAAAACGACCTTCAGCAGCTATGCCTTGCCACATCTTAAGCTCGGAGCGATCGCCAACTTTGATGATATCCTGGAAACATTCGGCGAAAACGTGAGCCGTGTGAAAAGCTCCCCCATGCAGCCGGTCTACCACATCGGAAAATCAGAAATCAACTGTTACGGAGTGGAAGGAAACCTGGCAATGGCCCACGGACCCCGGCGCAAAATCCTATTCGTAAACGAGGCAAACCACAAGATCACCTATGAGGTTTTCGACCAGCTCTTCTCCAGGAGCGAAATAACGATCCTGGACTTTAACCCGGACCAGGAGTTCTGGCTCCACGAAAAGGTCCTCCCGCACATCCCCCACGTTTTAATCAAATCCAGCTACCTGGACAACCCATACCTCCCATATGCCGAACTGCAGAACATCCTGCTAAAGAAAGACAAACCCGAATTTGAGAACTGGTGGAAGGTTTATGGGATGGGAGAACTCGGAAAGCTCGAAGGCGCGATATTTAAGAACTGGACATACGGAGCCTTTGATACCAGCCTCCCTTACAGTTTCGGTCTGGACTTCGGATTTAATGCACCGGACGCAATGGTAAAAATGGCAGTCGACGAAAAACGTAAAAAAGTATACTGGCAGGAGAAGATCTACAAGAGCGGGAACAGCACCGACGACCTAAAGACCCTGGTCGGACTGCACTGCAAACGAAATGACCTGATCATTGCCGACTCGGCAGATGCCAGGATGATCAGCGAACTAAAGAAATATTTCAACATCAAACCAACCAACAAACAGAAGTGGACCGTCCCCCAAGCGCTTAAGATAATGCAGAACTACCAGCACATTATCACCGAAGACTCCCCCAACCTGGCAAAGGAATTCAACAATTACATCTGGAGTGATAAGACAGCTGGCATCCCGATCGACGCCTTCAATCACGAAATTGATGCCGGAAGATATTCATTCTTAGAAAGCTACAGTGGAGGAGGCGCACAGGTATGGCACGGATAATCCCCATCGAGAAACTGACCCTGCTGCAGATGATGAAACACCAGCCGACATACGATCGGGTCGCCGACGGCCTGGTCGAACTTCCCGTCCCGGAAAAAATATTTATCGGCTTCCAGGAGCACTCGGTACCCAAAACGCTGGAGGAGTTTTCTGATAAACTTTGCTACGCACAGCGCCTATTCTTGGCGCAACCAGAAAAGGATGATTATGCAATGATCCTCCGGACAATGGACGGATTTTTTTATCCGATCCACACAGGAAAAAAGTGGGACGACAGAAAAGCGTTGATATTCGGAAAAAAGGTTCTAACTTGCACCGTGATTAATTTATACCCGGTCGCACTTTCCCTGATCAATTTACTCGGAGAACTGGTGACCAGGGAACAGAAGCTCCTCTACCGGGAGCCATCGAATCAAGAGAAGGCAGCCGGGATTAACAAATTGAGTATTTTTGCAGAATTAAATTCAATCGATTTCCTTCGGAGCACAATGAACAAAACAGAAGAACAGGTCCTCCTCACCCCTTACAACGAATGCCTGGTCCGGTTTATGATGGCAAAAGAGCAGGCAGTATATCAGGAGCGTTACTACGAAATCTTAAGAGAAGAAAGTGAAGCCAAAATAAAAAGCAAATCTAAATCCAAATGAAAAAAGTATTATTTATCCTTAAACATCGCCATTATTCCCCAGCCAGAGGATCATATGGCCTTATCAATTCTGCCAGCCAGGTAGCCGCCTATTTAACGGAGCAAGGGAACCTCTGCAAGGTCGTTTCTGTAATTGACAGCAATAGCATAGACCGGGAAGTAACAGCATTCGATGCAGACCTGGTTATAATAGAGGCCCTGTGGGTAAGCGCCCATAAACTGGCCGAACTTATGATGTTGCACAGACACCATCACCGCAGATGGGCCGTCCGGATCCACAGCGATATAGGCTACCTTTCGGAAGAGGGCAATGGGATAAAATACATAAACGATTACATCGAACTCGGACGCGGCCTGGTAATTTCTTTTAACAATGCCAGTTTTAATAAGGCGATGACCAACTGCCTGGACCACCCCTTCGTATACCTCCCGAACGTGATAACCTTCCACGAACCGCTGGAAGATTACACCAGGGAGCGGAGCCGCATTCACATCGGTTGTTTTGGAGCGCTCCGGATTTTAAAGAACCAATGCTTCCAGGCACTCTGCGCAATTGAAGCCGCCAACAAAATGCACAAAAAACTGATGTTTCACATAACACCCCACCTGACCAGCGAGAACGATCCGGTCTTCCGGAACCTGGTGCAGATTTTTGAAACGACAGAACACGAACTGGTAATCCACCCATGGATGGACACCGACAAATTCCATAAACTCATATCCAAGATGGACCTGGGCCTGCAGCTTTCTTACACAGAGAGTTTCAACATCGTGGCTGCAGATTTTATCAGCAAAAATAAACTTCTGGTGGCCAGCCAGGCCATCGACTGGATGCCAGAAATTATGCAGGCATCCACAACCAACTACGAGCAGGCAGTCGCAAAAATCATATGGGTATATCATCACCGCAACGACTTCGCCCTGAAACAACTGACCCGCACCGCTCTGATGGAATACAACCGGGAAGCAAAAAGGAAATGGCACAGGTTTATGCAGGAAGCATTCCATCACCACAGAGATGACTGATAAGGTTGATATCGACCTGGTCTCGCTGCATAAAATCAGAGCAGGAGACAAAAACGCCTTTAATGAGATATTTACCAGGCATGAGAAGCCCACCTTTTATTTGATCAAATCGATCGTGGGTAACGACACCGATGCAGAGGACCTAATGATGGAAACCTTTACAAAGGCATACCTAAAAATAGAAACCTTTATCCCTAATAATTTATTCAAAACCTGGCTCGCAAAGATAGCGACCAACACTGCCCTGGACTTTTTGAAATACCGAAACCGGCGCAAAACAATCGACGACATCGATCTATTAATAAATACGATTGAGAACCAGGATCCTAACCAATTGCAAAAAATCATATCGGGAGAAACCAGGATCTCAATCCGGGAAGCCATTAACTGCTTACAGCCAAATTATAAGCAAGCAATTATCCGACAGATCAACGGATATGGCAACCGGTCTAACCTATTAAGGGCCTACCTTTTCAGAGCCAGGAAACAACTAAAAAAACTGATAGCATGATAACCTCAACAATAAAAACGCTTCTGACGACAGCCGGATGCACGAAGGTGATATACGAAGCGAAGGAAATCGCCAATCTCAGAACAGACGAAAGCGGACCAGCAGATATCATAGGCCTGGCAATCCAGCCAGATACCATCAACCTGAACATTAAGGGAAATGGGATCCAGGAGGAATACATCCCATATCGCGTCGAAATAATGCAGCAAGTGAACCTGGAAGACTCAGCCGATAACAACGAGGAAAAATACACGTACCTGTTCCAGATCGCTGAGCGGTTTGTTTTACTTTTGATCGGAAGCGAGATATTTCAGAAGATGGACACCATTCCGGCAACGAAGATCCCGGAAACAAAGTACGACACGAACCCGATCGGATGGTCCCTGGAGCTGACATTAAAACCACTGGAGAACCAACTCAAGTGTGACGAAGACGGAAACTGGATAGTGATCCCAAAACCATAAAATCATGGCACTCCCTGATTTGAAACCGGAATTTGAAGAGCTGATATCAGCCATCAGCAAGCGCAACGGATACTACGGAAACAAGATCCCGGCCTCGATTATGAAAATGTTTGAGGTGGTGATTTCTGAGAACGGAGGAGGCATCCTGGTCCCCTATTGGATATCCGTCCTGCAGAAGGGCCGCGGACCCAGGAAGAGCACGAAGGACCATGGACTCTGGAAGATCATATACCGATGGATGGAGAAAAAAAACATGTTTGAGAGCGCAAGTGCTGAAGGAAAAATCAACGAGGCAAAGCGGATGACCTGGTGGATCAACAAACATGGAAACCAGCACTTCCAGAGCGGAGTTTTTGTCGACGTTTTCGAGAGCGAAAGGAAGAAGACGATCGAGAAAATCAATAAGAAATTTGTACTCGCGATTAGCAAAATAACGATGGACATAATATGAAAAAACAGGATAAAGGTTTATTTGCTTTTTTGGAAAGCAGGAATTTATTTAAACGATCATACGCCGGATCCCTGAGCGAATTCATGACCCAGCGGACCACACAAAGCGAGAACAGAAACAGAGCAGAGCATCCACGCAAAAAAATGAGAAAGAAATGATAATCTTAGTTTCCACACCGCAATACAACACTCCCACCACGCCTCCAGTCATATCCCGGTGGCTGGCAACAGAGAGTGCGAATTTTTTCCGACTGAAGAGACAGGACCAGGCGATATCGGGCCAGGCAAACTCCGGAGGATTCCTCCAACTGACCCTGCCGGTAGCATTTACCGGAAACCTGGGAGATCAGATCTCCGTTTATACCTCAAATAACCTGGCGATGAACGTGGGTCTGGTAACTGCTAAAGCAAGCCCAGCCACAACCATCACCACGGATATCCCCTGGACGGCAGGAATGGTCGCAACATTTCTCAATAATAACACTCTCCGGGCCGGTTATTATTTTGAAGGACGCCTGACCGTCAACGGAATCCTGCAGCCGATAACCGTAATCGCCTCCCCGGACACCAAAGGAATAGCAGATCTGGACGTCTCCGGGATCCTGCGCATAATGATTGCCACAGGTAAGACAGGAGATTACTCAGAACTGCTAATGAAAGAGCCAGCAAAATCCGGAAAGTTTACATTTGAATACAGGGAATGTTGGTATGGCAGCGAGGAAGCCTTTATTCCGGAAGGAAATACCTGGTATTATGCCCAGTGCGTAAGATCTGAAGAGCAAGGATCAAACCTTCACGACTACGTCGCTACAGAAATAGACGACGCCCCCTGGCTCAATTCATTTGAACAGCCGGTTTATTTTTTGGGACTGCCATTTGATCTTTCCTTTATTTTGCCAGCGATCCCCCCAACCTCCCCGGCAACAGTACTGACCATCACCATGAAGCGATACAACTCAGAGAACGTATTGATTGCCACCGATATTCTAACAAGGTCAAAAACAGACCTCGAAGGATTTATCAACTCCCTGAATATAAATCCATCAATGATAGAGGATACAGCCGCATATTTAACCGTTGAAATAACGACGCCGTAATGGGATGGGGAAAAAACATATACGCTGCCTGCCGGATTCCTGTCGCAAAACCGAAGCCAGGATACTACCTACGCTGGTATTATAACGGATGGCATTATTGGAACTTTCTGCCTGGGAAAATAAGTTTTAATACAGAAGGGGAGAAATACCGAACACTCGGTACCCGAAAATTATCCCTGGGATCAGGACAAATAACTACACCTCAGAGCGCAGCAATTAAAACAATTTTTAATGCCATCGAGGTATCGCTGCTCACCATTTATGGATGGATGAACATAAGGATAGACCCGACCAGCGTCATATTTGCAGGGACTAAAATAAGCGGATTTGAATTTGAATTTAATGCAATCGTGGGAAGCAAGGAAACCGGATATACCCCTGTAAATTTTATACCAGTGATCCCGCCACCTCCCCCGCCACCACCGCCCCCTCCACCTTCTGGCGACTTGAAAGACATTGATGGGAATATTTATACTACGGTTAGAATAAGCGATCAAGAGTTTATTGTTGAAAACCTGCAAACAACTAAGTTTGCAGATGGATCACCAATAACAAACTTGATATCAGATACCGCGTGGTATCAGGCGGGAACAGGAACAACGCCTGCATATTGTATTTTTAATAACGATTTGAGCAACAAAACTCCTTATGGATTAATTTATAATGGATTTGTAATTAAAGATGCGAGAGGCCTCGCTTACTTTGAGAGAAACGGAATCCCGGAAGCCGGATGGAGAATCCCCACAGAAGCGGACTGGCAAAAATTATTTGATTATATAAACGTGAGTGCAGGAGGAGCAGGAAGATTGAAAGAAACTGGTACCGCACATTGGGATAGTCCAAACACAGGAGCAACTGATGAGGTCGGATTCAGGGCCAGAGGCGCAGGAATAAGAACATATGGTGGTTCTTTTGAACAGCTTAAAATACATTTTAATTTTTGGAGTTCAACCGTGATTCCTGACTATTATGCTCCCGGTCTTGATGCCATTAGACAGTCAACTATAAGTTATGATAGCGCAGATATAATTCCCGAATGGTGCCAGGAATTGTTTTTATCAGGTCTTTCTGTTCGCTGCGTCAGAGATAATACAGGACCCGGAATAGTAGGTACACCAAGCACCGACACGGCAAGCGTTGAACCTACAGAACTAACCTGGAAGTGGAACGAGACAGACCAGAAACAATTTGTTGTTACCACCAACATGGCGAGATGGTATATCGCAAGCGCCTCCTCATATGAAGGTTTTAATATCCAGATTTGGAAAGCGGATAATTCAGAACAGGTCCTGGACGGAATCTTTACAACCGGGATGATCGTAAAAGTTAACCCCATAGCAAACAACGAGGACCTAACAAATAAAAGTTTTTCAATTACGATAGCCAACAGCAGCGATTTGATGCTTTATGGAGCAACGGCATCAGGAGCACAGACCTTCTATGGTTATGGCGACCCCCCATTTTTCAATCATGAAGCCGCATGGACGCCAGGCTTCTCTTCAGGACCATCAGGATCCGCAGCATGGAATGACCAAACGATCAGAATAACCGGAACACCAAACGGATTCTATTCCGGAAGCGGATCCCGAACAATGTACGTATGGGTCCGGGACGGAGGAGTTTTAGATCCGGTGATTGGAAACGTGCTATCGTTTGGAGCAAAAGACGGTCTGGCATTTAACCAATGGATTACAGGATTGCCACAATTAAAGAACAGGGCATATAGTATTTTTTACGACTCAACCGATAGAAGCGCAGAATGATAAAACTCATACGCATACCGATTATACGATGCAGCGAAGGAATATACCTCCGCTGGTATTTTAATGGCTGGCATTATTTTCTGTTTACCAACGGATACGAAGTAACCATGCAGACCGAGAATGCCGATACGATGGTGACAAAGAAGTTTTCTGTCATATCCAGGATCGAGCGAGCCACAATGATCACAGCAAAGTATTCATATACCGTTGGCCTGGAAGGAATAACCAAAGAAAACATCGGAGCATTCACCGGAGTGCTTATGGCAGAAATGGTCGAGCAATATGAAAACGAGAAGTGGTATGAGGTGGACATCACCCGCGGAGCACACACGATCAAAGAAGAGGGAGCGCCGGGTTATATTTTTGAATTTGAGATCACCCGGAAAGAGCTTCCGAATGCGCCCTCCGTTTTTCAGAAGAGCCAATTCCTATATTTAGGGGACCAGCTCTGCGACCTGGATGACGACGAAATGATCCCGATCAATAAACAGGTTAATGACGTCGCAGAGATGAAGGACCGGCAATCGGACTTCACAGGAACATTCAAGATTAGAAAGACCAGGGCAATGCGTTTGCTTTTTGAATTATCTGGTGATGCAGGAGCCAACACGACTTTCCCCTATAAAAATCAGCCCTGCCGTTTGGTCCAGAACAATATCGAGATAATAACCGCAGGGATAATGACGCTTACCAACGCGGACGATCAATATTACTACGTTTCAATTTTATCCGGAAACCTCAATTTTTTCAACGCAATTGATAAGCTCAAAATCACGGACCTTCTCCTCCCATCAACGAACCACATATGGGCAGCCGTAATTCAGGCAGCGAGCAACGCAGGAAACCTGGACTATGTCTATCCACTTTGCGAACCATCAGACGACGGCGGAATCGCCCCGCTCACAGACGACGGCGATCGGGTCGAAATGTTTGGAGGCTGGATCTGGCCTTTCATTAAGATCCGGGCAATTTGGAATGAGATATTCACCAATGCCGCTTATTTTTGCGCAGGCAAGATCCTGGATGACGATATTTTTAACAGCCTTTTTATGCCGGTTTCAAATTTGAATCTTTCAAACGTCGACATTAAGCCCTGGCTTTATTCATTACACGCAATAAACCACAAAGTAATGAACGCAAGCAGGAACGCACTCGATACGGTTTATGCCGACGTCACTTGCATCCTGGGAGACTCGTTTTTTAAGATGAACGGAAGATACATAACCCGGTATGCAGCGAGCTATACCATCCGGGTCGTTTTGAAAGCAGCAGGAGGTAGTTTCTATTTGCCATCCCATGTTTATTTGTATAACGACGCCGTCCAGGTCGCCGAATTCAAGGATGATGGAACATACCACACAAACGCATGGCTCCGGGCTTATACTGTGGACTATACAACGACAGCCCTGGACACCCTCCGGGTAGTGGTTACCACGACCGGGCTCGCTTACTATGACATCCAAGTGACAGGCATCACGGCAGTTAAAATAGCATATCTTTCAAATGTTGAGCCGCACTTCCTGCTACCAGACATAAGCCAGACGGACTTTTTAAAGATGATTTGCAATTTATTCGGACTCATCCCGGAAGCCGTCCCCAGGGACAAAAAGATAAAATTCTGGAACTATTCAGAGCTATATGACAATATACCAATTGCGAGAGACTGGTCGGAATATTTATCAGAAGCGGAAACCGACTGCGAGTTCAAATTTGGGGATTATGCGCAGCGAAACAACCTCAAGTATAAAGACTCCAGCGACGTCATAAAAAACAACGGCAATGGAGTGATACAAATAGACGACGAAACCCTCCCGGCAGAAAAAGACGTGGTGCAGATCCCGGTTTCAACCTGCGATGAAGTAAAAATTCTGATCGATGTTAATGTCTCCCGGATAGCCTTCAACATAAGCGATGGGAAAACGCCGGTGACTTATGTACAAAAAGACAGCATCGACCCCCGGATCGTTTACGTTTCCAGGACAAAGGTATCGGCAGTAAGCCCTCTTTATGAAAAGACATTCGGAATCAGAACAGCGGTATCGGGAGGAACTTCATACGACACGATCACCCCACAAAAGGCCTCATCCATCGAGGTGGCTTTTTCACTTTTGAACATTAACTATGCAGCCCTCTCCCGGATGCTGACCAAAACAAATCTACGGAATGAGAAATTCAACCTACCGGTTTATGAGGTAGCAGGCCTCAAACATTACATCCCCATTTATCTCAGGCAGTTCAGCGCGTATTTTTACGTTAACAAAATCACAAATTACGTTCCAGGCCACCTGTGCACCGTTGAATTAGTAAAACTTTAATCATGACAGACGAAACAAAAAAATACCTCGTCCAGGTAGAGAGCAACCTACCAAAATACGCTGCAGAAGCAGTCGAGGCCAAAAAGAAAGTGGACGAACTCCGAGAAGCGAACAAACTGCTAAAGGAATCCGGAACGGCAACTGCCGTGGAGATTGAAAAGAACAATGCAGCACTACGGACCGCAGAGCAGGAATACAAGCTCGCCAAGAAATCCGTGGACCTGGCAACAGCCGCAAACAATGCAGAGAAAGGATCCTACCAGGAACTTTATAAGCAATGGCAACTGGCACAAACCCAGCTCAAACTGGTCGGAGGTGCTTATGAGAAAAACGCCCAGGGAGTTATGACCCTTTCCCAAAAGCATATGGAGGCGAAGGTAGCCGTGGATAACGCAAAGAAAGGCCTGGATGCCTTTGGAAAATCGATCAGCGATAATCGGCTAAATGTCGGGAGCTACAGCGAAGCCATCGATGGCGCCCTGGGCAAACTTTCTGCGATGCCAGGACCATTCGGAGCAGCTGCCCAGGGAGCAGCAGGCCTTGGAAAACAACTATGGGCACTC